TTATTACTATTTCAAGGGTTTAAAAATTCATTTTTTGAAGAGATATGAAAATTCATTTTTTACCAACATCAAATTTATTCCCATAAAGAATAGCTTGGAGGTGTTGGTTTTACTAAGGGTCCAGACTAATGGGGTAATGGGAACTATGTAGTACATGTTTTTTCATAAGTAGAGAGGTTTTCCCCTTTTTTTAATGACTAACTATACTGATATTGAAAATCATAACTATAAACAAGAAGCTGAAGAAAACTTGGTACTCGCTGCACTCTACTTATTGTTTGTTTTATTGTTGTTGGTTGTATTTACATTGTGAGGTTTATTATAGAATCAAACCAATCGTCTACTAATAAAATTAGTTCAAGAAACATTGTAGGGAGAATACTTAGTGTAAGGAGAAGAAGCAGTGGCAAAAGGACCAGTGTAAGCATTTGAGGGTTGTGGAATATAAGTTAGAGTATTACTAGTTCTCACATCCATAGGAGGCATACTATTTGATCCTGGAATGTCTTTAGTAAGGGGGGTAGTATTTTGATCCATGTAATAGTTCACACACTTTATTCATGGGGAGAAAAACAATTTTATGTAGAAATCGGTGTCGTCAGCTTTAAAAATTATTTTGTCGTCGTCTATTGTAGATCTCCATGTAATTCCATTAATGAACTCTTTTACGCATTGTTCCCATGTTCTTCTTGAAGGATGAGCTTCTACCAAATACTGAATATCATATCTATGAGGTTTACCTATTTCAACAACAGTAATTCGAGACAAGACAGAATCAAATTCGTAACGTATTCTATAGTATTCTTTTAGTTCACAAACATAATGATCTACTTTAAATTTCAAGATCATAGACCATAGTTCAGGTGGAAGTTGAGAAGTCATAGGGAAAGAAATTTTATTCATACTGCATCATCACTTCATTACCATCATCAAAGAAGAATAAAAAAAGCCCAGGATATATAAAAGCACTCTTAGTATCAAATTCCCATGTAATAGACTTTATAGCCCGATTTACATTTTTAATCCATAGTTTTTTATGAATAGATTGATCTGTAAGACTCTCAAATAATTCTACATCTTCATTACTTATCAATTGCATCAATCGAATAATTCTACATTTAGGATTCCATTTCAATTTTCTTTTACAATACTTTTTCAAATCCCAAACATAGTGAGCTACTTTAAATTTCAAGATCATAGACCATAGTTCAGGTGGAAGTTGAGAGATCATAGTAAAAATTTTTATTCACTATTTTCACCTGGGTCGCTGATGTAGTCATACTCAGCGCGGCGCCATAATTCATAGTCGGTATAATAGTCGTAGTACATTCGCACAAGAACATTTTCTTCGGGGTTAATTCTTATGAAATGATCAATGATTTCTTCAGTATCAAATTTCCAATTAATAGCATCAATAGCTCTGTCCAAAAAATTATTCCAATTTCGTTCGGTTGGATGGTAGTTTGTAATAATTGGCATGTAATCATAATCATCAGGATCACTTGAACCATATTGAAAGAGAGAGATTCTAGATCTATTAGGATCCCAGTCGTATTTAGATTTACAGTATTCTTTTAGTTCACAAACATAATGATCTACTTTGAATTTCAAGATCATAGACCATAGTTCAGGTGGAAGTTGTGGAATCATAAGTAAAGAATTTTATTCAAGACCAGAAACAAGTATGACCGTCCTGCTGATTTAAATAGTCACTAAACCGATTCAAATCAAAGCACGCAACACAACTCAATTTACATGTATGATTTAATGGGTTATTCTCTTTACCCAAGTCTTCCAAGATACACCCATGGCAGTACCCAAACGGATAGAGCACACCATTAGCTGCCAAGTTTCCTTTTAGGGCAGTCTTGTTGAATTGACATTTCTTTAAAACAAAATTATTAACTATCCCTACACCAATCTTGTAGACCATTGTAAACTGAGGCATTTCAACAATAGTATGTTCAGTAGCTCTTTCCAAGTACTCTTTAACCATTACTTCCATTCTTTTTAGGTTTAACATTTCACCATGCGCAGTACTAACAGAAACACCTTTCCATTTAAACATTTCTTTCCCATCGTCAGATCTTAGACCATAGCTTTTTGGACCAATACCCACAAACGTTCTTAGTTTACCTTTCCCAAACTTTTCATACTCCCAATCACCCCACATTTCACCAGGAGTAATACATTGGTCAGGTTTTGCAGGATCGTGGACATAAATGATTGAATCTGTGTCATGATACAAACACTGTTTACCCACCTTGTTCATTTGTGTCCATAACATTAATTGACCATAAGAAGGGACCATCACACCGGCAGGCAAATACGCTTTATGCAAGTTGGGGTTTCCCGTACCTGTACACTTGGCAATTTTCATGTACAATTTATCATTACCAAACGGAATGTTGTCTTGCATCTTTGTGTTCTTGGTAGCAATCTTTTGGAACAAGTCAAGCATTTCAACTTCATCATCTCTAGTCAAAACAAGCGATGTAGGCATATTGGCTCTTTCACAATGTTTCCCCCATAATGAATTCAAACCAATTTTCGCAGTCTGTCTAGCAGCAGGATTGAATCCCCATTTCCCTACTAGTGGAGACCCATCGCGCTTTCTATTGTTTTCATGTTCCCACTCGTCAATCCCAAAACTATCAAACATTAATTGACCCATATTAAAAGGCTCTCTATCGTACATTTCAATCAGTTCATTTCTTTTTATGGTTGTTGACGGCATAGGACCAGAATTAGCTTCTTTGATGACATAGAGTTGTCTAATAACATCATTCCATAACCCATCTTTTTTAGCGTACTTGTCAAACCTATGCATCCTAATTAATTTGTAACCCTGCTCTAAAGCAATCTTGAATAGAAACGATGGGACATAGTAAGTCTTTTGGTTTAGAGTAGCAACACATTTGCCTTCAATAGGATCCCAATTAACTAGTACAGGGTGAAACAAATCTTTAGGTGGATCAAGAGTAACACATACGAACCCAAACCAATCATCTCTACCAACTTCAGGCCATGGGTTATCATTATCAAAAACATCTTCTATAATTGTTTCTTGTAAATGACCACGCAGAGACAACTTTTTCACATGGTAAGAACAATCACATTTACCTAAGACATTACCACCATTCTCTGGGTTTCTATGGGTGTTGCAGGGGTAAAAATCTTTATCGTAAATGTAAATGGTAGGAGTTCCCACAGGGTAAGGGTAAGCTATTTGAACATAAGGGTACATACTCTTGACATCAATGTAAACAATCCTAACACCTCTATCCCAGTCTTCATCAGATACATGATGGTAAATCTTGCGCACATCAGTTCTACCACCACGTAAACATAAACGGATAAACCAGTACTCCATAGGTGTTAAAACAGCCCAAATTTTATCACTAGCTAGTTCTTGGATTTTATCATGACGTTCTTTTTTATCTTCAGGCAATTCAAGGTCTTTTGATAATCTCGAGACTAGAGCACCATGTAAATAAGAAGGAGCAGTAATCCCATTCCATGGAGACACATCAAACAGTGCAGTCATTTGTTCATGGTACAACACCATAACTCTAGCCAAGATTTCAACATCGTTCTTGCAGTACTCTAACAATTCTTTATCGAAATCCCATACACCACTATAAGTATCGTGCCATTCATGAAACTCTTGCTCGTGCTGACTAGTCTTGAACTTGAACCCTAGTTCGAAATACTTTTTGTCAGGGAGAGGACCAACGTACCCGTAATTCTTTTGTTCATTAAACCTATGTGGAAAATCTCCTTTTTTCAATTGACCTTTGCCTAGGAATGCATCAGATAAACTAGCTAGTGATCCCTGGAGATGTAATAACGAGTCTCTGAAAAATGTTTTACCAATTTGAATCTGCATAAATTTACTACCACGAGCAACAGGTGTAATCCTTTCATGTTTATCAAGTAGAGCAATTTCATCAAGGATTAATCGTGCATCATAACCAGACCCATTATGCGCAACAACAACATTTTTCCCATCATTAAAACTAACCATATCACAAATGAAATCGCGTAAACAGTTTTCACCTCTATAAACTTTTTCTGATGTAGGATCAAAGACGTCTCTGCAAACAACCAAATTGACTTTATGTTTACCCTGTTTAACCCAATAAAAAATAGCTTCACCCTGCTCGTCTACCTTGAACTTCCCATCTTCTAAAACAAATTCACGGGTTTGAGTTTCAATGTATTCAACACAACTTTCAAAATCGTAAGCCCATAACTTGTACTTCTTTTTACCATCAGGATCACCAGGTTTCATAAACACTAGAGGAGCAGAATCATTATAAACAATACATCGATGACCAGTACCTCGATTAACATCATACCCTCGTTTGTAAATAGCTTTACAAGTATTACATTGAGCGAGAGGACATTTATGATCACCAATTTCTTCACATAGGACACAAGGTTTACGAATCTTTGATATTTGACGTTTTTGTTTTTGAACAGCTTTGACTTGTTGTTGTTCACTACGAGTATGGCATAAACAAAGAGTAGACCCATGTTTAAATGTTGAAACACATTTGTGGCAGAACCCATCAGTTGAACCTGCAGTTTCAAATACTTGAGCAGGTGTACCAGCATAAGCAAAATGGTTTTGTTCACGATCATAAAACAAGTAGACCATGTTCTTGTCTTTTTGTTGTTCTACAGGTCGTTCTTTTAAAACAAAGTTTGCACCAGTAAAAGTAAACAATTCAAATCTAGCCAGTCCTTTTTGTAAAATAGTAAGTCTTCTTTCAGGGTAGATTTGTACATAACGTTCAAGTTCATCAATAGAACAAAATCCACTAAGTTCCATTTGTTGTTCTAACCATACAGCTTTTTCAACTACGCGTTTATAGTGTCTAGTACGATCTTCAGTGTCAAGCCAAGCTAGAGTAAAAGCAGCACAATTGATTGGAGTATCAGTACCAGGTCTGCATTGACGATCCCAAGTTGGTTTAAAAGTAGGTTTGACCCATCTAGGCATAGTTACTCTAGGAGATCCTCCATTCATCAAAGTTATTGGGTCAATAAGAAAAGTCCAAATGATATCTTTGATTTTAACCAAGGCATTAGATTCATGAATACGTTCCATTAACCCATAAAACATTTCAGGAGTAATATCTTCAACCCTAATCCTTTTGTCAAAAATACTACTGTTTCCATCAACATTTTCACCTTGGATGTACCCAGCAACATTATTGAGATTAGATCTAGTAAATGGTCGAGCAGTAAGTACGAATTCATAAACAGCAGATCGCATTTGATTAGCTAAAGAGTGGATACGTAAAACATCAAAAGCATTGTTCCGATTAGCACGGTCAATGAATCGCATTCTAATACTATGGGGTAGATCCATGTTGGTACGAGTAGTAATTTCAAATTCAGGCAAGGCATTAACAGCACGCAAGGTAGGCAAGGTAGGGCGGGGAAACATTTTAAAAAAATAAGGGGGATGATTCCCTTTATATAGACAAGTCTAAGCCACACCGGAAGAATCAGCCAATCAGCGTTGAGCATCGGAATATTTCAACCAATCAGCGTCGAGTATTGCATGCACACACTTTATTGAATCATTCTACGTACTTGACGGACAATGTCTTCAAGGTCTTGGTTTTCTCTCTTTAATTGAGCAATATCACAAGCATAGACTTCATTCAAGTTTTCCAATCGTTCAATTTCTTTTTCCAAGTCATCAATTTTGGTTTGTTTTAATTTACAGGCAGAACATTCAGCAGGTTTAATGAAAACAGTTTGAGTACCAGAAGGAACATATTCAATTTCATCAATAGCAGTGTCTTCAGAATCAAGTCTTACCCGTTTTGTTTTTTGTTCAAGTTCAAAGTTGGTATAGTACTGTTCTTTTAAATACGCTTCTCTAGCAGCTGCAACCTTTAATCTTTCAGTAGCTTTTTCATCTTCAACCTTGGCAGAGTATTTGAGGATTTTAAAATTAAATTTGGTAAACAAAGCATTAGACTTATCCTTGACATAACGATTATGTAATTCCTTGGCTTCATTCAAAATACTTTTCAAACCAGTAACCATAGCTTTGTAAGTAGAGTCTTTCAATAGAGCATCTAAAAAATATTTACGTTTGAATCCCAAGAGTTGAGCAAGTTCAAGATCAGTCTTCATTTTTTTGAAAAGGAGGAAAGTCAGAGTTTAAAAGAAAATTCTTGTGCTCGGCGTGTAACTGTGGCGTGAGATGTGTCAAGATAAGAATGTGTGCACTCTATCCTATGCGTAAGAGCTGCTTCTATAAAAAGTTTAAAAAGGTGATGGGGGAATTCAAACATTCTAAACTTAAATCACATAGTAAAAAAGTCAGTAAAAGAAAACAAGCTATAGCAATAGCATTCAGTGAAGCAAACAAATGTAAAAAGTAGTTTTTAATAAATCGCAAACTTTGTTATAATTATCTGGTACCCACTACTACTACCATTCTTACTTAATATTGTTGCAGTAATAGTCAGGGGTGAAGCAGCAGGTAAAGTAACAGGGATTGACATTATAGTGTTTAGGGTTGAAGCTCTATACCAATCCATTGTTCCTTGTAAAACTCCATTAATGTACCAACTAGTTATTCCCTTGTTTGTATCTTGTTGACCTACAGCGTAAAGATTATATGATCCTGCAGCCATTACAAAGTTTTGATGGAATGAATCATTCTGAGCAGCTGAAGTCTGGTAAACTCTCCACGCATAAGGAACAGTTGTAACAACCGATGAAGTGAATGCTGATCCAACTGTAGGTATAGATTCATCCTGCCAAAATGTTTGTCTAATAGGACTAGCCCCAGCAACACCTTGAGGACCTGTATTCCCAGTCGCACCAGTAGCTCCAGTAGCACCTTGAGGAATATCAAAATTGAAAATAGCATTGAATTGTGTACCAACATTAGTTACTAGAGCTGAACTCCCTGGAGCAAGAGTAGTTGTAGTTCCAGCTGTCACTATAGCAGCATTGCCTTGGATCCCTTGAGGACCTTGAACTCCTTGAATCCCTTGAGGACCTTGAACTCCCTGAGGACCTGCTACACAACACTCACCAGTAAGCGTCTTACACATACAATATTAGATCATACTTTATTCGTGTATCCATTCAGACTTGACTTGTTCATAGTGAACGTAGTTACCAATACTAGCTCTAAACTCTTTAAAATTCCAGGATCTAATGTATTCACAAACGATGTTGATAGCTAGATCAGAAGGAGAAACTAGTCCACAAGAGGTGTGGTACATTCCAATATTGTTATCGTTACTACTAATTTCAACTTGGAACCCTTTACCAATGTACGTGTGAAAGTATTTGAGGTACCAGGACATTTTCAATTGAGTGTACAAATCATTAGCTTTTTCAAAAGAAGGAGTATAGCAAGTAAACAAAACTCTGACATTAGTACGAGCTCTTTCAAGATTACCCATAGCTGCAGCTAATCGTGGAGGCATAACAGGTAAGATTAGTCGTGGATGATCTGTCGCGCTATTACCAGAATATTCACTAGGACTATACATGAGATCGATAGCAAAGGCAGGTCTACAGGTTGTACAAGTAAATACAGGAGTGCAAGCGCAATCATTCTTAGCATGGTTTCTAGGAGGAGCATTTGGAGGCATTACTTTAGTCTTTTTTGATTCAGGAGTAGTAGTCTTCATTTTTGTGAGTAGAAATTCACGAGCTTTTATGCACGATGCACCAGACACATAGGATCAAAGTTTATTTATGTGTTCCCAAATTTTGTCATAAATGATTCCGAGCCCAGTCTTTTTTCTCAATGTCCGGGCTAGGGGGATCTTACAACAAGTCTTTACACCATGCTTGTCAAGTAACCGTAACGCAATGTATCTGAGGTTAGGAAAGTACTTTCGTCCACAAGAGTCTTTTACATGGTTCCAAGCCAAAGTCATTTTGTCAAAGTCGCGCATAAGATTTGTGAATACGTCTGTTGGAATGAACACAGATGGGGCGAGTTTAAGTTGATTGATTATTCCAGGGATTCTGTTATAGTAGATCTGCCAACCATTAACTTTGAGTTCATAGCGAATCACTTCCCAGGTCATTTCATTGTAAGAGACTTGTAGAGCTTTGAAATGATCAATTATTTTTTGAGGAACAGTTCCACGTGAAGAAGTTAATTGACCAATTGTACATTTAAATCGATCATGTAAAGAGTAACGATGGATAGGTCTTTTCTTTGTCAAGGTACGTTCATCACACCAATTCAATGCGTACTGTTGAGACAATTCAGTTACAAGGTAAGGTCCAATAAATCCAAAATCTTCAGGGTTACCTATAGCCAATTGATCACCAGTGAAAACAGCTGTACCATAATCGTCATAGTGGTGAGGGGTGTTGGGGAAGTTGGGTGAGTTAGGGCTAGGGTAAGGGTTATAATCAGGTTCAGGAAACAAGTCTTCATAATTGACCATGATTCCAACACTAAGTAATAGATCAATGTATTCAGACATATTTATTAGAGGGGATTATTTAGGGCTTATATAGTTTTATAAAGTGGCTTATCACCTCCTGAACATGGGAATCTTAAATTTTGGTGGAGCTACAGGGGGTGGTCTTACTTCAGCGGCAGTTCTTCTTACAGCTGCTTGAGTTGCCTGAGCTGGTGTTTGTGGTTGTTGCCGCTGTTGTACTAAAGCTTGTTGAGCGTTCTGTTGAGCTTGACCTGATGCTTTAGCTGCCTGTGTAACTCGTTGTTGAGCTGCTTGGATGTTGGCTCTTTGTTGAGCTTGTTGAGCTTGTATTCTTTGAGCTGCAGGTGATTGTTGTTGTATAGGTGGAGGAGGTAAAGCTTTGTTTAATCCAGGTCTTGGTGGAAGTGATTTACCCAATTTAGCTCGTTGGTCTTCATATGTCATCATACGTCTACCAGATTGAGGTATTCCTAAAGCTCTAGCTCTATTAGATTGTCGTAGCATATTATTTTCAGCTTCACGTAATCTTTGATTTTTAGCGGGAGATGGTCCTGTTATTATTGGTGCTCCTTGTGTTGTTTTTACTTGGGACATTTTTAGTTTTTTAGCTGGAGATGGTTCTGTTACTTTTGGTGAAGGTGTTAGTGGTGAAGGTGTTAGTGGTGAAGGTGTTGAAACTGGTGTTACTTTTGGTGAAGGTGTTAGTGGTGAAGGTGTTGAAACTGGTGTTACTTTTGGTGAAGGTGTTAGTGGTGAAGGTGTTAGTGGTGAAGGTGTTGAAACTGGTGATGAGTACATATTTGGCACTTTTCCGGCCACGGGTTTTTTAAAACCTTTAAATGTTGGCGGTTTTCCAGCTGCAGGCTTTACATTTAATTGTGGTGGTGTTTCTATTGGTGGCGTTGGGTACAACCTAGCTGTTTTATCAGCGTTAGGTATTTTTATAGCTGGTGGTACTTGCTGTTGTACTTTTACAGGTGCTCTATATCCAAGAGTTTTACCAGTTGTAAGTTTTGGAGGTTCAGGTTTAGGTTTAGGTTCATATATAGGATTGACTGCCCATTTTAATGGTCCAGGTTCTTTTTTAGGTTCAAGGTTTTTAATTTTCAGATTTTTAAATGTTGGAGGTCGACCGGCTGTTACAGCTGGAGTTTTTATAACTGGTGGTCGAGGAGGTGGTGGAGGAGGTGGTGGTGGAGGAGGTGGAGGAGGAGGTGGAGCTCTATATCCAGATGGTCCTTCACCTAATGATGGAAGTGTTCTAGATTGTATATAATTAGCTCTCTTCTGCTCAGGTGTAAGTTCGATTGGAGCTTTACCCTTGTCTTTCTTGACTTGATCTTTTATATCTTTAACAATCTTTTTTGATTCTTCTTTTGATACACCCCCTGCTTCCAAAGCAGCTCTAGCATCGTTTAATTTACCCTTGAGTTTTCTATCGTGCCATGCTATACCTGCAGCAGATGCTAGTGAAATAGCTTCAGTAATATAAGCAATGGCATTTTCAGGTGTAACACCAGTAGTTCCACCAGTAATTTCACCAGTAGTTCCACCAGTAATTTCACCAGTAGTTCCACCAGTGATTCCACCAGTAGTTCCACCAGTAATTTCACCAGTAGTTCCACCAGTAGTTCCACCAGAATAATATCCACCCCCACCAGAATAATATCCACCCCCACCAGAATAATATCCACCGCCTGGAGCACCTAAACCTGGAGTACCACCAAGACTATCGCCAGAAGTTTGTGTACCTGTATCGGTAGAAGTTTTAGGAGCTCCTTGCCCCGAACCTTGCCCAACACCTGAACCACCTTGCCCACCGTGCGCACGTCGACCACTATAACCATAACCATAACGACCACCAGAACGACCACCATAACCATAACGTCTAGTACGTCTAATATTACCAAATCTATCAATGTATGTAGAACTTTCACCTACTTTACTTTCACCTACTTTACATATTCTTTTCTTTACACCCTTGACAGCTTTAGTAACTGCAGCATTTATCCTCTTGCGTATCTTAGGTTCACTCTCTTCTTTTGGTGATACCTCAGCTTTACCTGGACTAGCTTGAGGTACACCATTAATAATTATTTTAATGTTATTATTACTTTCACTATGATTATTGTTATGATTTGAATTTGTAGGCATTATATTAAAGACACATACATTATCGTCCAACAACAGGATATGGTTGCGTAAACCTACTATTACCTTGACCCAATAACAAAGATGTAGGTCGATTGACTTGACTAATAACAAGGTTTGGTGTTGGTTCAGCTAAAGGAATGTTACCAGGAATAAAATTTTCGCTTCCTGCAATTTTTGTGTTGAATGCTGATGCTACTCTATCTCTCCATGAAAGTTGTGGGATTTGTTGGAGCATTGGTTCCTTGTAAAGCATTGCTTGAGGTCTAATATCCACATAGTTGTACCCCATCAAAACTTGAGATCTATCATTGTATGGTTGTTGAATTACATGACTTGATAAATCATAGTCGCCATCTGTACATTTTGAACCTGTGTTGTATCCACTATATAAGTATCTGATTGGATCATCTGGACTTGTTGTTTGAGCTTGAATAGAATTTATAGTTGAACCAACACTACCAACATGTCCTGCCGTATAGCGTGAAGATGTAGGGTAATGTGCTTGACCCACCATAAACTTTGGTAGCATTAGAGTAGTCATTTTAATAGCAACACACACTTTATTCATATACCCTTTTCTTAGGAATAGATGGTAAAGCTTTTGCAAGTTCTCCAGATCCAGTCATTGTTACAAACCCGCTAGTTCTAGATGTATGTGGAGACTGTGTAGTGAATCCAAGTTTGATACTGAACCCTAACCCGTTTAGCCGAAGAGGTTTTTGAGCTCTACTGTTTCCAAGAGTAAGGTAAAAATCGATTTGTGTAATATTACTTAATTGTTTTAAATCAAAGAATGGTGATCCTGATGCTTCCTGCCAGTATATAATACCATTAGGATTCACAGTGATTGGAATTTTAGTTAATTGAGGTCCAACACCACCATTCTGTAATTGCCCAAGACCATTAGGTAAAACACAATTAACAAGTCTACCCAATGTATCGCTATTAATAAACAAATAATTTGGACCTGTGATTGCGCCTACATTTGGAGCTGATAATACTGGATGAATAGCCGTTGATGAACTTATTAACCCACCATTGAATCCTAAAACCACTCTAGGGTTAGTTATACCTGAATCAGTGGATGTTCCAAAAGTAAACGTGAATGATGTGACTCCCGCAGAATTACTTGTGAATAGTAAAGTCTGATTAGCACTGCTATATGTAACTGTATATGTATGATTGTTTCCATTTATAACAGATCGATCATTCAATATTGTAACTAGAGCTGAACAAATAGTTGTAACCGTGTAATTACCAGTTGGTATAGTAATAGTGTTTGGACCACCACCATCAGATTCTTCAAAAGTAAACGAGGCATTCTCTGGAGTTATAGTATAAAAAGAATAAGGGATTTGAACTTCCAAGATTTTTACACTAGTAATGTTTGATAAAGGTTGCCCAAGAGTAAATAATGGCCAATCCGTAGTTCTACTTTGAACTGGTACACCATTGACAAAAGTTACCCCGACATTTGAACCTTGAATGGCATCCTGAGAATCAAAATGGAATTCGTAATAGGATTCATCTTCGTTAATACCAATAGTCATTAATACTTGAGCACACACTTTATTAAAAGATCAATTCAATTTGGTTGTTTTGATGCAATACCAACATCATATCAAAGTAGGCATAAACTTCCATAACATAGCCAGATGCTTGACTAGCTGAATAAGTAGCCATTAAAGTAATATCACTCTAAAATTAAATTTAATTACTTGTTCTTGGGCATTAAGTCCTGAGATTTCAACACCATTAGAAGACTCTAAATCAATAGCCATAGCGAAACAGCTAGACCCTACATTACCATGTTGTGGATAATCAACAGTCGCAGATACAGCTGAACCATTTGCATTGAAACCTGTAATTTCTACTTGATAGTCAGCTTCAGTAATAGCCAAAGTTGAACCAATTGCAATGTTAGCTGTTGTTTGGTATGGAATAGCCCATCTCAAAGGATTAATACCAGTAGACAATCTATAATCACCAACAACATTCAAAGCTTTATGCAATTCAACCAAGGCTTCACATCCACCATTAGGAACAGCAGAAGACATGGATAAAGCTGTTTGAACTGGTGCTGCAGGATAATAATGCCCACCAATTCTGAATTGATAAGATTGTAAAGAACCACCAGCAGTTTCAAAGAATCCTGTATGAGAATCAGCAGTCAATATTTCAGGAGCTCTACGTTGAATTGCAAACAATGCTTTTACACTACGAGACCGTTCTTGAACTTGTAAATTGACATTTGATTGACCTCCAATTGTAAAAGTATAAGTATGCCAAGTTGAGAACTTGATTGGTACACCACCTTGAGCTAAACCAAGTAAGAAAGATTGATCGTACTGTTCATCGAATTCAAGTAGTTCGGGAATTAAATTACAATTAAAAACTCTATATGTTGGAGTACCTGTGGAAGCATAAGCACTAGGTTGAGGTTGAGGGTTAGCAATAATACAAGAGACTTCAGGAGCCAAGGTCAATTCAATAGCGAATTGAGAAGCCATGTATTTGGTTGGAATGTACTTGTCTTGAGTAAACATTCCAAAAGCAAAATTGATTTGATAACGACGAATACATTTTGGTGAAGATACATCAGTTACTCCAACAGTTGTAGTGTTAGGAGTACCACTAGCAGTACCATTTACATTTGATAAACCTTGAACATATGTTTGCCGAGTATTTACAAGCTTGACAACTGATGAAGCTTGGGTAGCTAAAACACCACCAATACCTTCAGCTACAGAAGTTTGATCAATAGTACATGATTGATTAGTAGCAGTCCATTCAGTCAAGTTTCTGACAATAACTAGCGTTAGTAAAATTTACCATTATAATTAATCATATCTTCAATTGGGTTGGCTCCATATAAAAGTCGAGCTCTAGAAAAAATAGATTGGATATTGTTTTGGAATCTAACTGAAGAGTATTCAGCTGCATGATTAATATATCCAGTAAGTTCAACATCAAATTCAAAAGTAGTGCATAGAGGATTTAAATACCCTTGGGCTGGGAACTCCAATCTAATAACATCGCCAGGATTAAATGTAGCACCATTTTTAGGTGGAATTCTTGGAGTAGTCTTTACTGCTTTACTTGCTTGAGCTGGGAATGGATATCTCGCTTGCCATGGAACAACAACTTCCTCCTGAGGAGGGTACCATTTATAATGGGTAGCCATTTATACGTGTGCACATACAATTTGTGTGGTCTATAATGTATGGCTGAGGATCACAAAAAGGAGAAGAAGCATAAAAAAGTACATGCCAGTGATGAAGGTCCAGGCATGCATAAAAAACATAAAAAAGTACATGACAGTGATGAAGGTCCAGGCAAACATAAAAAACATAAACGTAAAAGCGTATTCTCTCAGCAATATTTCCCAGCAGCTAGTGACAATGTATATTCAAGTGGAGTAACAACACCTTTTGTAGAGTATGCTCCTCTTCCATCTGTAACTTCTAATGCTGGTACAACTGGTGGGACAACAACGAATTCAGGGTCAGGAGCAACTGGAGGGTCAGGAGAAACTGGAGGTTCAGGAGCAACTGGAGGTTCAGGAGCAACTGGAGGTTCAGGAGCAACTGGAGGTTCAGGAGCAACTGGAGGTTCAGGAGCAACTGGAGGTTCAGGAAAGACCGTTGGTGGAGCTCTAACTGCTGCAGGTCTAGGTGCTGCTAGTGGTGCAATGTTTGGACCTGTAGGTGCGGTTATTGGTGGAGCTTTAGGTCTAGGAGGGTACTATGCCGATGAAATTGCTAAGGGTATAGATGAAGGAGTTACAAAAATTGATACAGCTGTTAAAAATGATCCAGGTATTAAAGAGAGAGTTAAAAGAGATACTGAGTATCAAAAAGCAGCTGGTGTTACAGATGAAAATCAATTAGTAACTTGGGGTGGTATGTAATTAAAAAAGTATGCGTATATAAATAAATGAGTAAATCAATTGAAGGGTACATTATTAGTGACAAGACTGTTAATGGTTTAAATGACCTAGTTGACCCATCCAATCTTTTACCTATAGATTTATCTGCTAACAACGTTAATGGGGGTGTTAAAAATATTTTGGGTGTTGTTAATGGTGGAACTGGTACAAGTAGTGCAGGGCAAAATCAGTTTTTAGCAGGTCCTATTAGTGGAGGATCTGGTCCACCAACATTTAGAACTATAGCTGCTGCAGATGTTGCTGGGACAATCCTAAATGGTCTAACTACAAACACTTTTCCTATAGCTACATCCAGTACATCTATAGGGAACTCTCAGGTTACTTATTCTACAAATACTCTAGTGAATACTGGGCCTACTAGTAGTGCTGCTGCTATGAAAGTTATCCCTACATCTGCTGGGTACTCTAGTTATTTCAAGGCCTCTAATTCTGCTAGTACTGCTGATGTTTACTTTGGATTAGATGGTACAGGTCTAGTGAATGGCCATGTAGGACAAGTCATGAATTATATTAGTGGAACTGCTACTGATTTTTATTGGAGCAAGTCAGGAACAGATTTAATGCATTTAGATAATACTGGGAACCTTACTTTGAATGGAACAATTGCTAATGCAAGTACTTCTGGGACAGCTAATGATACTGCATCGACTTTAATGTTGAGAGACGCTAATTCTAATTCTCAAATCAACAATTTAGTTTTTGGGTCAACAACAATCACTAGTAGTGGAATTTCTCATGCTTTAACTGTAGCGTCTCCAAACACTATAATTGTTACTGGAAGTTTATCTGATACATTTGTTTTACCTGATGCAACTACTCTAGTTAAAAATACTTTATATCTAATCAACAATAATTCTTCAGCTGGTCAAACTATAAATGGATTTACTGGTACAACTTTGAATTCTGTTATGCCTGGATACTACATTGCATGTTACCTTGTTGATAATTCTACTAGTGCAGGTCAATGGGATACTCATTATTCAATGCCATCAACAATTGGGCCTAATCAGGTTTTAGCCGGTCCTACTAGTGGATTCACACCTGCTGCTCCAACTGCTAGATCTTTAGTTATTGCGGATGTGCCTAAAGGAACTGCTAATTATCCTATTGTAGGGAATGGTGCATCTGCTTCAGCATACCAACAACTAGGTCTAACTACTGGAGTTACTGGTGTGTTACCTGTTGCTAATGGTGGAACAAATCAGTCAAGTGCACTTACTGCTGGTGGAGTCGTTTACTCTGCATCAACTACAGCTATGGCCTCAACTGGTGCAGGTACAACTGGACAGTTCTTGCAATCAAATGCGGGTAGTGCACCTACATGGGCATCAATTGGTGGAGTCATTTCAGGGTTAACAACAAACACTTTTACTATAGCTACATCTGCTACAACTATAGGCAATTCTAATTTGACTTATTCTACAAATGTATTGGTAAATACTAGTCCTACAAATACTGCCTCAGTGAATAGAGTTGTACCTACTACGGCTGGATACGCTAGTTATTTCAATGCATCAAATTCTAGTAATGGTGGAAACTTTTATTGTGGTTTAGATGGTACTGGATTACAAAACACTCATCCTGGTTATGGTTTGATAAATGTTACTGGTACGGCTGATCGTATCTATGCAATGATTGGGTCTACTGATATTCTTACTATTAATACTAATGGTCTTGATATGAGTAGTGGTAAATCCATTACATTTAATGGTGGTTCAAACTTTACTTATAGCGAAGGATCATGGACACCTAATATCACGGCTGCGACTGATGGGGTGATTAATAGTACTGCTACTGGTGTATCTGTTGCTGGTACATATAGAAAATATGGAAATGTTGTTACTATTACTTTTTATATTTTATTTACCTATGATTTTAGTGGTGGTGGTCATGGTTCTCAACTTGTATGGATAGGTAATTTACCATTTGCATATAAACAAAATCCCTCTGGAACTGTACCTGTTGGAAGTCTTGCATCTTACGACTGGGGAGCTAATCTTGATGGGCAATCTAATCCTGTGACATGTTGGTTGCATACTGCTGGTGGTGGTACTATTCATGGTCGTTCATGGTCTGGTAGTGAAATAGATCTTAATGGTTGGACTCCTGCGCAAAATGAAGTTGGTGCAAAAGTAAGCGGTTCATTCACGTATCATACTGCTTAAATAAAGTATGCGAATATAAATAAATGGTTGCTCAACTATACAGTGCTGATATTCTTGATACTGCTGTCCCTGTCAAAAAGCGTGCGAAAAAGTGCACAGACAAAACTGATCCCATTGACCCCACACAAATTGAAGAGTCTGTAGAACCAAAACAAAAGAAACCAAGAACTGAGAAACAAATAGCCGCGTTTGAGAAAGCCAAGGAAACTCGTAGATTGAAAAAGGAAGCTAGAGAACAAGAAGTTATGGAGGCTGCAGCTAAACAAAAAGAAATTGATGATGCTATTGCCCAAAAGGAAACCCTCAAGCAAGAGAAAAAGGAAGCTGCAAAAGAAAAACGTCGACTAGCAAAAGAAACTAAAGCTGCTGAGAAAATGGCTGCTATACTTACACCTGAACCTAGTGAAATTAGTGAACCTAACCCTGAACCTAACCCTGAACCTGAACCTAGCCCTAAACCTATTTTGAAGAAACGCAAGACTAAAGCTTATGATCCAACTATCCCCCCACCATGGTTCTTGAAATACGTAGAGGGTGTAAAAAGTGAAGAGAACAATGTTTCCAAAGAAAAGAAACCAAAGAAACAAGTAAAGATTGAAGCCCAGGAAGTTGCTGTTGAACAGTGGAAAGATGAGTTTACTCGCGACAGAGTTGCTAATGAAGTTAATAGTCATGTTGATCGAATGTATACAACTATTTTTGGACGTCGTAAAATGTGAGTGAATAAATAAAAATGAAAGCTTTACAAGTGAAGGAAATTCCTGTACCCCTCCATTCAAAACATCCACATATCAAGTATGATCAATTACCTAGACATGAGTTTTCAATGGGGATCATAGCTCCAAAAGGCTCTGGGAAAACAACTCTGATTTGTAATTTGCTCAATGCCTACAAGGGTTACTTTAATACAATCATTGTTATTTCGCCATCAATTAACAAGTAAGTGATTTATTCATTTTTAGTGACGAGAAATGGGACTGGATTAAGCAACAACCTCTATTGACTGAGAACAAGGAACTAAGAAAAGCAATAGCCAAGATCAAGGCAAAAGAGCAAAAGAAAAAAGAAGAAAATGTTGTGGTGCCTGGTTTGAATCAAGGGACTGCGGATTTGGATGAATTGAATCTAGGTAAATTTGATCCTACTATCCCTGAAGACTGTTTCATGACAGAGTACAATGAAGAAGATTTGAAAGCTATTCTTGATCAGCAACAAAAGATAATTGATGTTTTGAAAGCTCATGGTCTAACAAAGTATTGTGCTAATAGAATAGCTCTAGTGTTTGATGATTTAGTAGGGTCTACCCTGTTCAGTAATGCTAGACGTAGTCCATTTAAAATGCTCAATACTAATCACCGTCATTTATCTACTAGTGTGTTCATGATTAGTCAAGCGTTCAAGGAGATCCCAAAGACTGTGCGTACTCAATTCAGTTGTTTGATCATGTTTGAAATCCTTAGTGATAGTGAACTTGAAGCTATTTACAACGAGTTCCCCATGGGTTTGAAAAAGGATCAGTGGATGGAGCTTTACCATTTCGCTACTGAAGGTGATCATGATTTTTTGTTTTACAATATCCAGAAACCAAAACGACTTAGAATCATGAAGAATTTTGATAAAGTTTTATTTTTTGGCTGACTTTTTCAAAAACTTTTTAGTTTCAGTAGTTGGAGTATAGAGAGGTTTCTCGTCAAAAATCAAGTCCTTGAGAACATAGAATAACCCATACTTGTTAGATTCATCACTAAAGTAGAATCCGCAGGAAACAGCAACAGTTATGGGTGTAGCTTGAGCAAACAAGTTCTCCATGTTTTCCTTGGTGATTTTTTCATTACTATAGAATTTCCATTTACCATCATCCTTAGTTTTTAATTTGAGTCGCAAGTAATTGTCTTGATCCAAGGTAGGTCTGAAATCGAAATTGTCAACAAGGATTCCTTCATGAGAAAGTTGTTCCTTGTGTGCTTCACTGTTCACCAAGAGTTCTTCAAGTTCCATGAATTTAGGGATGTCAGTAATAATAGGTCTGAACTTGAATGACAAGATTGGATCTTCAGAACCAAAAGAACTAGGGGGTTCAGCAACAGTTCCATGGATGTACAATTTCAAAGTTTTATCAGCAGGATAGTTGACCATAGTGATCTTGGTAGGCCCATCAATATCGAGTTTTTCAAAAGAGAGTTTAGAGTAGTCAAGTAGTCCTAGTTTGTACATGATGATGGTGGGGGAACTGGCCTCTATTTATAGACGTGTGGCTTGAGTACATTGATGTGCATAGATATCACAAGTATCTGTTTTTGGTCTATATAAAGATAGTGTGTACACGCATATTATGGCTATTAATCCCTCTGCAAAGTATGTTATTACTGTTCATAATCAAAAGTACAAGGTTTATGTTTGGGATATCTTGCAAGACCGGTTCGGTACAATGTTTTATGAAATAAGAAAACCCTATAGAATGAAACCCTTTGTATTCATGAACCCTTACTTTATGAACCATGAGAAACTGTTTTTGGATGTATGGAACTCTGGTGAATTTGAAGACGACGATGATCTAATCTTTGTTAATGAACTATGGCATCTAATGTTCCCTAACCGACATCCCCCTGATTTTGATTCTATTGAACATGATGTTTTTGAGGAACCATTTTACAAGCGCGGTAATGTCTTGGATATTATTTCACGCTACTTTTTTGTACGTACGTTTATATAAAAATGTATGTTTGGTATATAAATGAATTCTACTCGAGTTATTGTTTTTGTTGATACTCCACCTACTGAAATACAAAGTGAACTTATTAAAGCTTTTGAAAAACTTGGGTATCAACCAATGATATCAGCATCAAAAAGATGTTATGATTTAAATGGTGTTTCTGGTATAGTGTATTGTAATGACAACATGTTTTATAAGACTACTGATGATTTTGATGGTAAAGATATTCTATGTCTCATTTACTATAATCATAATTTGACTGACAAAGAACTCGAAGCTGTTACTGATTACTATTCTATAAACATGCCTATTTTCAACTCTGCTAAAACTTCAAAGACTTTAAAAAAGCGTATAAACTTTGAGCACCTTGAAACAACTGGAATATTTGAACCTCCTCCTTTAATCTTACCTATATCAAAACCTACACCTGTACCTGAGTGTTTTATACGCGATCCTCCAAGCTATTCTTTATGGGAATAAATTTGATGTTGGTAAAAAATGAATTTTCATATCTCTTCAAAAAATGAATTTTTAAACCCTTGAAATAGTAATAA